CGCTGGGCGCAGACAAGAAGCTGGCGGGCAGTTGCATCGACGTTACCGACGAGAGATGTCGGCCGCTCGAAGCCTACATAGTCAGCTGTGTTCTGGCAGATCGTCAGCAGGGTCATTGTCAATAACCTTTCGCGGTCGTCCGCGCTTCTTTGCTGGTTCTGCAACCACCAGCTTGTCGGCACGACCGTTGGCTTCTAAATAGAGGGTGGCGATCTTCTTAAACTCAACAAAGATCGGGCCCATGTTAAAGGTCGCCCCATCAGTGAGGTCGGCCAGCTCTTCTACGGTCTCAATTTCTTTGACCGTCAGCTCGCGAATGCGAGCCTCGTCTATGCCAGGAAGTTTTGTCAGCGGTGTGCCGACTTTTTCGACTTTCTTGCCTTCCTTGTAGGCTGCCCAAGCCTCCGGGAAGCGTTCCAAATCTGTGGGGCGCACAGGGCCAACGAACTGGTCCTTGCTGCCCGTGATCGAGATGGAAACAAAATCTTTTTCGACTCCGTTAAGGCTGGACCTGTAGAAGGTCGCCTTCACGTTTGCCTCTGGCATAGGTGAAATCTCCTTTTGTGTTTGGAAAAGAAAAAGGGGCCGCCGTAGCGGCCCCTTTCCCTTACATCGGGAAGGTGCAGATAATTTCCTTATCTGAAATATCCCCGGCGATTGCACAGACGTTATCTGTGGCAGCCGCGGACACGTCGAGCGTGCCATCGGCACTCCCAGTCGGTGTCAGCGGATCGCCGTCCGCACCGGCCGTCAACGCAATCGAAAGCGTTGCCGGGCCGGCGATCTGAATCCAACAATATTGACCATCGGTCGGTGCGCTGTTTAGGACGCCCGCGCCGATCTCAACGCTGTCGGACAGGTCGCTAGTGACCTGATTGTTTTTGTAGCCGTCGAGCGTGTAGTAGTACGCCACCTGGCCGGACACAGCCGCTACCGAACCGGCGCCTGTGTCATATTGGACATACTTGTAGATTTTGGTCACGCCGCCGGAGTCGATGATCGCCCCAAGCTGACCGACACCATATTCGGCGGTGCTGGAAACTGCGGCGGGATCAATACCGATTACAGGAATCGTAGACATATCAAGCCCCCCTTAAACGTGAATCACGCCCTGAAGGGCGCGGTTGGAACAAGTGAGATTGCCGGACCAAACCATCGGCACCACCATCGCGTCCTGGTTCACGCTCACGCGCGAATCCAGCGGCACAAAGTTGCGGTCAGCCGCAACCTCAAGGCGCAAGTAGGACGTATTGATGAAATACATATGGTTGGCAGGCGTCTGGTCGTCGTAATACACATCGCTACCGAGGTATTTGGTGCTTACGAAACCAGCGTTGGCTTCATCCGCATCAGCAACACGCTGGATGGTCTGAAGCGAGGCCAAGAACGCCTTATAGGCGGTTGCGTCAGCCGTCACCATGTCGGGCTTATCGACGCCACGCACCAGGTTCAGATAGATATTATTCATATCGGTCTGGACGTTGGCCGAGGTAAAGGCCGAACTCGTCGCCGTGGTCTGGACGTTCTGCCAGAAGCTGTAGGTGGACGAGTTGATGCCGCCAACCGTGCCGGTGCCCGCGTCAGCGATCACAAGCTGAAGGCCGCCAACTTCCTTGCCCGAAGAGCCGGTGCCATCGCTGTAAAGCGCGGTGGACAGGCTGTTTTCCATCGACTTCTCGAGGACGTTGATACGCGCCTCAAGCAGATTGATGATGGCCTCGGGGCCGGAGTTTTTGACTTCTTCAAGACCAGAGATGGTCACGGTGCCAGCAAGCTGCTTCCAGTCAAACTCGGCAGCCGTCAGCACATCGGCGGGCGATGTGTCGAGGACTTCGTAGCCCGAATAGAAAGCAACGGTGTCGTTGGCCTGGTACTCCAGTTCGCGCACGATGGTGCGACCACCGGAGAGTTCCACGATGTTTCCGCGATCTTTCATTTTGCGCAGCAGAGCGTTGTGATTGGTCACATTGTCTGCAAGCTGGCGAGAACGATTGCGGAGAGTCGTGGTGACGATTTCCGAAAGATTCGGAGATGCCATCGGTTCTTCTCCTTATAAAGTTGTTAAGATTGCAGTTCCTTCATGGAGTGAAGGAGTGCGTCTCGCACACTCGAGCCGCTTGGCAGTGCCTCTTTTGCCGGTGCACCGCTGCCTCTGACATTTGCCTGCTGTGCGCGCTTTGCTTTGCGCACATTCTCCTGCTGCTTCTTGGCAGCAGTCACTTTCTCCGCTTGCTGGTCGATCAGGCTTCCCCGCAACTCGGGGCTTGCGTAGACCGCCATCTCGTAAGCGGAGTCCATGTCTTGCGCGACGCCGGATTGGATGAGGCCGCCCATAGTCGTGCGCACCGCGTCGAAATGCGGGTGCGCGAGCGAACCATCTTCCCTTGTCGCCTGTACAAAATTGTCAATTTGCAACTGGGTGTCGGCAACTGCGGCCTGCTGCTGCTGTTGCGCCTGGTTTTGCAGATACCCCTGCAACTGAGACACTTGATCTCTGAGTTGCTTGACCTGCGGATCAGCGAAATCATCGTCGGCTTGCTCGGTTGCGCCGAGTGCGTCGGTTGATACGCCATAATTTTGCGCCAGCCATGCAATTGCTTGCCCAGGGCTTTCGCGCAAAAACTTGTGTGCCCCAAGTAGCTGGCGGACGGCTCCAATGTCGTCCAGGCCAGCGCGGGCAAATTCGTCTCGGAAAGGCTGCATCACCTCGTCAAGCGCAGAGGCACGGCGACGAATGTCTGCCACCTCCTGCGTCTTGCGCGTGTAATCGCCCTCCATGTCTTTATATCGTTGCAGGAACACTTCCCGCGCCTCTGGTGGCAGCGCGTTGAAGCTGTCCTTGAAATCGTTTGACCAGTGTGCAGGCGCTTCAACGCCAGGCACTTCATCGTCGTCGGCAACCTCAACATCGGCCGCCTCTGCTTCTGGCTCTGCCTCTTCTGATGGCTCAAGGTCATCGGCAGGCGGCGCGTCATCTTCTGCCGCAAGCGGTTCCGGTTCGGGCGCTGGCTCTGGCTCGCGCGGCTCGTCATTGGTCGCCAAGGCCGCCGCGATTGTCTCGCGTACTGTCTGGGCTGCTGGCTCCTGCGCTTCAGGAGTGCTTTCGACTTCTTCGCTCATCATTTTCTCCGGTTAGGTGCGGGGCAGCCCAAACCTCGCTTGCTGTTCGTTTCCGATCTCCACTAGGTTGTTGTCGCGCAGATGCTGACGATGCTGCTGGCGCGAGTTGATGATTTCGCCGGTTGCAACAGAGCGGTATGGCTCAATATCGCCGATGATCTGCGTGCGGGCTGCGGGTGCGGCCTGCGGCCCTTTCTCGACGATCTTGCCGTCGCGCCAGACGTAGACCTTACGCATGTTTGTGGCTTCTGAATGGCGGCAGCCAGCCGCGCGCATTGCGTTTGCCGATGAACCGGCAAAGCGGAATGCCGACTTTCATCATCACCTTGCCAGCGAGCGATCCACGGCCGCGACCAGTCTCGCGCCGGTACATTTCCCGCGCCCACGGCTTCGCAAACAGCGCGACAAACCATGAGAAGGCGCACGACTTCTGCATCAAGCGGACGACCGTGTTAGCCCACACGAGATAGCCGTCCATCACATAAGGATTTTGCTCGCGCATGTGCTGCCCAAACTCCTGGTCGGCTTGGTAGATTGGCGTGCTAATTCGTCCCTGGCGGTGCATTTCGCCGCAGATGACTTTCCCGCCACCCCCACCACCACCATCAGATGCGGTGCTTTCACCAAATTGGTCGCCGAATGTGCCTGTTGGGTCGGCGGCCTGCGTTTGGTCTGCGCTGGCGCTTATGTCAGCAGCGGTTTCAAAGCCGGAGAATACATCAGGGGCCGGTGCTGGACCCATTGTCTGCCCTGTCTGTGGGTCAGAAAATGTTCCTGTTTCAGGATCAAAACTTGCGACCGACGCTACGTTCGCGGGCGAGCCGACCACGTTGCCAAACATATCCATCGTCTCGTTTCCGAAACCGTATGCCTGCGTCTGGCCGAGCGAGTTTGTCTGCGGCGCTCCCATTATGTCGCCAAGCGCCTGTGCTGCTGAAAACGCCATGCCTACCGGGCCAAGCGCAGGCACCGCCATGCCAAGCGCCGACAGGCCAAGCCCCAATGGTGTGGGGTTGGCAAAGCCAAGCCCTAAGTCTGCAATCGGGTCGGTCAGCGACGAGGGTATGCCAAGGTCGGCAGCTATGTTGCCGGAGCCTGACGTTTGCGCAGCTTCGGTTGTGTCGTCCAAGCCAGGGCCTGCGTCATCGTTGACTGGCGGAAAAATCGGCGCTGGCACGGGCACCGGCACAACGACAGGCTCAGGCGGCTGCATTAATTGATGCGAAAGCATCTGCACAACTGTGCCGGGCGCATAACCTGTCGGTGAAACGCCAACTTGCCGACCGTCGCGCATAACCGGCACGCCCGGTACCGACGCTATTTTTCTGGGTACGATTGCCATTACTGCCTCATTACT